ACTCGCCTTTACACACGCGCTCGTACTGTTCGCTGCCGCACATCAGGCCTCTTCCTCGTCCACCTGCTTGGCGTGAATCCGCCACGCCTTGCCGAACGGGTCCGCCGGCCGGTAGTGGCCGGCACCGCCCAGGTCGAGGACCTCGAACACCAGCACCTTGTCTCCCGCCGGCACGTCGATGCGGTCGCCCGGCTGCGGCTTGACCGTCTCGCCGCCCAGGACCAGCGCGTCGGCCGAGACGATGAAGTCCGTCGCCTTGGCCTGCACTGTCGCGCCGGCGTCGTCGGTGACCTCATAGGTCGTGCTGCCCAGCGTGGCCGCCAGCTCCACCGACTCGGCCCCGCGG